GCGGCGTATATCGTAAGCACGAATGGGATTTCCACAAACAAGGTGGTCTATCTTGCTGACTACGTTCTTGATCCACTGTGGCGTGTCCGCGAAACGCTCCGCCCCCGGTCCAAGGACACGCTTAACAGTTATCATATGACACTGGGACAGATGCAGGGCTTTGGTTCGTTCATGACGGCACAGGTTATTGCCGATTTGAAATATGTAAGCCCGCTGAAGGACGCCACGGACTGGTGGACGTTCGCGGCAAGCGGCCCCGGCAGTCGGCGAGGGTTGAATTTCATTCTTGGGCGTGACCGCAAGGCACCGTGGATGGAGGATGAATTCCGGCTCAAGCTGGGATGGCTGCAAAAGAAACTGGAACCAATGTTTGAATCAGTCAGAATGCCTGCACTGCATGCGCAAGACTGCCAAAATTTGCTCTGTGAATATTCCAAATATCACAGAGCTGCTACTGAAGGCAAGATGCCGAAGCAGAAATATAGGAACGCGTCATGAAAGAACAGTATGGATTAACAGATGGGACTAGGTTAACTCCTGAAGCTGAATCAATGGACAAGATTGAACGTCAATTGTTTTACATGGTTCAGACGCTCACAAAAAATGGTACTCCTATCGTACATCGTTCATATGGATTTGAACTGATGACTGTATCAGAAAATAAAAAACATCACGCTAGACATGCTTGGCCTAAGCTGATAGAAAAGGGCTTAATAGAACGTGTTGATGCAGATGGAACATTTAATCTTAAAGGAGCTTATTACAAACTGACTTCAAAGGGTATTTCGATAAATCTTTTTACTAAGAAAATTCGTACCCAGATTGAAAGACCTGAACCTTCACCCAACAAGAGTAATGGACGGCGGAATATCCCAAGTTCAGTTAAAGAGTTACACATAAAATATGTATTCATTTTTGGACGCCGCTGCCCGTGCTGCTCAATTGTAGACATTATCAATAATGAAGGAACTAAGATTGAAGGAGAGTTTGATCATTTTTATACCAACCAACTGCCAGATCTCAGACACACATGGCTCATCTGTAAAGGTTGTCATGATCAGTTGACCTATAACCAAGAAACTCGAACATATGTGACTGACCAATTTAATTCTTATCAAAAGAAAGTTGCCAAACAAACGGGTGATGAATGACCGTCTCTATCGAAAAGACCAGCAAAAGATACCGAGGAAAAATGGCTAGAGGATATGAAACCAAGCGCAAGACACAGTATAGATGGGACATTGAAAATAAAACAGTGGAGGACATGCTGAAATTACTTCGTCCAGAAACTGTGTTAGATGTACCAGTGGGGACCGGCAGATTTTTAAAAGTCTATCAAAAACTTGGCATCCTAAATGTTACCGGCATTGATTCATCAGAGGAAATGCTGGAGCTGGCACACCGCAAGCGCATCGATAAGACAGCAAACTACCGTTTAAGAATTGGAGATGCAAGAAAATTGGCCGCGTCAGAAAAATCCCACGACGTGGCGGTATGCGTAAGATTCTTAGACCTGATCGATGAAGAAGCCATGCGGGAAGTAGTCAAAGAACTTTGCCGCGTGGCTGTTCGAGCCATCATTCTAACCATACGGCTTGGACCCAAATACATTCCGAAAAGCAACACAGCCACACATGACAGCAATAAATTCCGTGCATTGGTAAGGTCACAGGGTTTCAATATCATAAAAGAAGTTCCAGTGCTTAACGCCGGATGGCAAATCATGCGCTTAGAGAGGAGGTCCAAGTGAAAACCGTTCTATTCAGTTTCATACCGGTGCGCGAAACCAGTATGGTTGCCAGCACGCGTATCGCACGCTACGTCAGCGATCTATTAAAAGTTCCACTGATCGACGATAGCAGTATAGGTGAACAACGACCTGACGTACTGCTGATAGTGAATGGAGCCTATGCCTTTTGCAAGCATCTAGAACCGTTATCACACGCTATAAAGTCAGCGCAACGTATCGTGTGGATCCAAAATGATTTTACACTTGGCCCACCAATCAGTGACGGACAGGCCATGTCCCCGTTCAGGCGCGCATTCGTTGAACGGCACGAGCAAGGCAAATCGCATGTAGAGTTTTGGACTACGCTTGAAATTAAAACTAAAGCTACATCATTATCTAGCTACGTAAATTGGAACTGCTTGACATTTAACCAGACTGACAGGCCAAAACGACCGCCACATGATAACGCTCTTTTTTATTATGGCAGCTTTCGCGCTGGTCGTGTTTCATACTTTGACCGTTACTTCAAGAATCCAAAAGTGGAAACCATTGTCAGCAGTCCCAGCAAAAAGTTTTCAGCGTATCCAGTTACGTTGATCCCGCCAATGTTAAGCAGCGATATGAACATCGAGCTGGGCAAGTACGGACTTGGTCTGTACATCGAGGACAAATTTTCACATAAAGAATTCACCTCCCCGGCCAATCGGTTCTACGAAATGCTGAGCGCAGGCTTGCCAATGGTGTTTCAGCCTGAGTGCGGCAGCATGCTCAGGCGAGCCGGGTATAATCCAGAACCATGGACAGTGGACAAGGCCAGCAGCATAGAAAAAGCAATGGTCAAGAGTGATGAAATCTGGTACGACCAGCGGTGCATGTTGATGCCAAAAGCACGTGAGGAACGTAAAACTTTGGACGCCGCTACCGAAGCGGCTTGGAAAAAGATAAAGGAAGCAGTGCGATGAGACGCAAGTACCGCCGACAAGAGCCCCCGTTCAACGTGACATTTGAACTGACGCTGGGTTGTTCGCTATCATGCAGCTTTTGTGCCGTGTCTGTGATTCAAGCCAAGCAGGGCCGCGATTACAAGTTCATGGAAAAAAGTACGCTGGAGCATGCGGTCAAGCAGATCAAAGACCTTGGCTGGAATTGCCGCGTCGGCTTTGCCATGCGTGGCGAACCGACTGCACATCCAGACTTCATTGGTATGATTGCCATCACGCGGCAGCATCTTCCAAAAGCACATATCACGATGCTGACCAATGCCGGGGGCTTGATCAAGAAGCCCGGTCCTGTCACCAACGTGATGGGGCTGTTTGATGCAGGGTTAAGCGTGCTCGGGCTAGATGATTACGAAGGTGTGGGATGGGTCCCCAAGGTCTTAGAAGGACTTGCGGAAAAAGGTCCGTTGAAGTCAGGACACATGCACAAGCTCGGTTTCAAATTTTATAAGTACCCGCAGGACATTGCAGGCAATCCGCACGTACGACGTCCACGCGGCAGCCGGACGCTGGTGCAAATCAGAGATATTGCTGCGCAGGACGCGGACAAGAAAATCGGCACGCATGGCAAACTCTTCAATTATGCGGGACTGTCTGCACCACCGGATAGCAGCATGATGGGAAAGCGTTGCCACCATCCCTTCCGGCAGTTCGTAGTCCAGTGGGACGGCAGCGTTCCTATTTGCTGTAACACGTGGAATTCCCCGTACGACTGCGGCAACATATTGACGCAGAGCATGGAAGAAATCTGGCAGTCCAACGCGATGGGAGCGGCGCGGGAAAAGCTGTACCGTGGCGAGCGCGACTTCAATCCGTGCCTCGGGTGCAATCACCGAAGCTATCGTGTCGGGCTGCTTCCTGATCTTATGGGCAAAGGAAGGCTGCACAAGCCAGATGCGCAGACAGCCGAGGACATAGAGATTGCCTTGGCCAAGGGTGACCACACGAAAATGGTGCGGACGCCAACGTGGATGAAAAAGCAAGAGCACGAAACCAAGGTATGATTATTTCTTTACGAGGAACAAACGGCAGCGGTAAGTCTACGATCGTGCGCAATATCATGAAGCTGTACCCGCACGAAACCAAAATAGAATACCCCGGTCGGCGAAAGCCTATCGGGTACGTCCTGCGATTAAAAAACCGCACGCTGTTTGTTCCTGGACATTATGAAATCTTAAACGGGGGGATCGACACCATTGATTCTCTCGCGACGGCCTATAATTTGATTGCCGTGCATGCAGTGGAATTGGGTTGCGATGTGCTGTATGAAGGCAAGAACCTGAGCGATGGTCCCAAGCGACTGCTGGAGTTGCAGGCTGCCGGACATGATGTTGCAGTGGCGCACATAAATCTGCCGGTGGAGGACTGCATCTCTGCCGTTAGATTGCGTGGTCACACTATCAAGGTGGAAACCATAGAAAAACTTCACATCAAAAGTCAGCACGACTTGGTAAAATTTGGACTGGCTGGTGTGCCGGTGTTCAGTGGCAACAGGGAAGACACACTCATGCAGGTGAAATCGTGGCTAAAAATATGAAATCTGTTTTGCTGTTTTCCTACCCGACAGGGGACATCAGCAATCTTGCAGCCAAGTGGCACATCTGGGAAATGCTGCGGGAAAAATTACCGGAGTTGACTCACAGTGAATGTGAAGACGGGTTTGAAGTTTTAAATTTACTGGACACAGAACACGACACGTTGCCTTCGCTCTATGAAGGACGCACAATAGTTGTGATTGGTGAAACTGGACGTGAAGCACTTGGGCTGCCCAAAATCTTGCTCCATCCATTTATGTTTCGCGGTGTGGAGTGGCGGCAGCTACCTCACCCCATCGGTGGGTATCAATGGTACAGCGATAGAAGCTGCCGTGATCTTGCGGTTTTATTGCTGCACGAATTATATCTGAGAGGAAATCCAAATGGGAAAACGGTTTGACGCATGCACTCCGCGGCCGAAGCATGGCGGCGGGACATGGTGGCACCGCGTAGGCAGTGCATTTGAAAATGACAAAGGGCAGGTGACAGTGTACTTGGACAGCGTGCCGGTGCCGGACAAGGAACGCGGCAACATTGTTATCATGCTGTTCGAGCCGAAGGAAAGGGAACGCGTGGCGGAGATGGATGGGAGTGGGAAAAAAGAAAAACCAAAATTTGATGATGAGATACCGTTCTGATGTACACAATCAATGTCCGTAACGTATGTGAGGCGCTTCCAGCTGGTGTTGAACTGCTAATGTCGGAAGGTGAACGCGAAATAACGCGTGCCGGTGAATGCCTTGTGGCCCCCGGTCCCGTGATGACAGCGACCGAACGCCCATGCGAGCGGGTATTGCTTTCGGCAGTGCGGGATGCCAATCCCTTTTTCCATATCGCTGAAGCACTATGGATGCTGGCAGGACGCGATGACGCAGCATTCTTGAACACTTTTATCAGAAATTTTGGCGAACGATTTGCGGAAAGCGCCAGTGGAAAAGAAAACTGGGAAACAGGCGGCAAAATACATGGAGCCTATGGCCGTAGATGGCGCAAGTCATTCGGCTTTGACCAGTTGAATACAGTGGTGGAAAAATTACAGGCAAATTCTGAAGACAGACAATGCGTCATACAGATGTGGGATGCTGACCGTTATCATTCAAACGATTTAATTGGCGTCTGGAAAGACAGGCCATGCAACACACACATCTATCTTCGAATACACAATAGTCATTTAGATTTTACCGTCTGCTGTCGTTCTAACGATGCAGTCTGGGGCGCGCATGGTGCAAACGCAGTGCACTTCAGCGTGCTGCAAGAGTATCTGGCTGCACGTATCGGCGTTACGGTTGGCACAATGTATCAGCTTTCAAATAATTATCACATCTATATTGATGAACTCAATCGTCTTGGGCGGCGGACCTCAGGAACGACGCCCCTACCGGTAGCGTTAACAGATAATCGCTGGCATGAGTTCCCTCAGCCGCTGGTACATGACGCAGACAGCTTTGATCTTGAAGTCCAAGATCTATTGCTCAATTACAATGGAAAATGGGAACCGACCGCGTTTAAAAATAAATTTTTAAGTGAAACAGCGGTCCCCATGTTTCGGGCGCACAGGCTCTGCAAAATAAAACGCTTTGACTTTGCTTTAGAAGCGGCAGAAAAGATTAAATCACCAGACTGGCAGTTGGCTTCAAAGGAATGGATTGAGAGGAGAGCACGTGACTCGGGAAGAAATTTACGCGAGCCGTCAGTTAGCTAATAGGGTTCTTCGCTATCACGGCTGGCCAGTGCTGCACCGGCAAACCACCGGGGAGCACGCGAATCGCGTTTTGCAAATTTACGTTGAAATCTTCGGTATGCCGCGCGCCGAGGTACTATATTTTTGTTCGGTGCACGACATTGGTGAACAGTTTGCGGGTGATGTGCCGTTTAGCGG